GCGCGCTCGCGAAGAGGCGCGCGAGCGGCTCCGAGTGCTCATCGAAGTCCTCGATGCGCGCGACGATCGTGTCTTCGTAGTGGATCACGAGATCGCCGGTGTCGTCGGGCGAGACCTCGTAGGGCCCGTCGTAGCGGTGCCACTTCTCTCGCAGCGCCCGCGACTCTTCGGCGCTCACGATCCGCTCACTCGCCATCGCACACCTCGCAGTCGTCGGCCGGATCGCCCGGCACATGCCCGCAGACGTAGCCCCAGCACATCGCGCAGCGGTCGCTGTGCGGGATCGAGTGGAGGTGCCCGCAGACGTTGCAGCGTCGGAGAGTCATCACGCGGCCTCCATGACGGCCCGCACGGCGCTCTCCGCGACGGCGGGAACGATCGCGTTCCCCAGCGCTTTCGTCGCGTTCTCGCGCGTCGACGGCACCGCGTAGCCCTCGGGGAATCCCATCGCGTGACGGATCTCGTCGACGGTGAGCATCCGCATCACGTCGCCGCGCACGACGGCCCATCGATCCGCCGCGGTGATCGTGCCGACGGGGCGGGAGAGGTCGCGCCCCGTGAGCCCGCTCCCACTGCCGTTGTACGGCATCACGAAGCGGCCGCCGAAGGCCGCGCGACCTCGCGCAACGCGCGCGAGCGTCGCGGCGCTGCGGCCCTGGCGGGCGATCGGCGACCACTCGCCATCATCCCACCGGATCACCCACCCGATGCCGCGGTGCGCGCGCATCGGCGCGACGACGCCGGGAGACCTGCGCCCGCGAATCGCCGTCACGATCACGCGCGGACGATCCTGCGGCACGCCCCAGTCGGCCGCGTTGAGCACCTGGACGTTGGGCGCGTACCCGAGCCGCGAGAGTGCGTCGCACCACGCCGGGAAGAGCGTCCACTTCAAGAACTTCGGGACGTTCTCGACGACGAGCGCACGCGGTCTCCGCACCTCGACGCAGTCGATCACGGCCCACGCGGTCGCGCGGTCGGCGTCCCACTTCGCAGCGAGCTCGCCCTCGGCGCGTGCCACCTTCGTGCGCTTGCGGTTCTCAGACCCGCTCGCGTCGCTGTGTCCCTGGCACGCGGGCGACGCGACGAGCACGTCGAACGCCGGGAGCCGCGCGGGGCTGTAGCGCGTGAGGTCCTCGCACGCGTGCGTCACCTCGGGGTGATTGCGCGCGTGCGTCTCGACCGCCACGGGCCAGTGGTTGATGGCCGCGACGACGTCGCAGCCCGCGCGCGTCGCGCCGAGAGTGAAGCCTCCGAGGCCAGCGAAGTAGTCCACGACGCGCATCACGTGGCCCTCCGCTTCGCTCGCCAGAGCCCACGCGCCGAGAGCACGTCGCACACGCGCGAGACGCGCAGGCCCATCTCTCGCGCGATCGCGCCGGGGCGCTTCCCGGCCTTGCGGGCCGCGACGATCGCCTCGCGCTGCGGCGCGAACTGCTCTGCGTGAATCGTCTGGCCGCGTTTGCGCCCCGTGGGTGTCCAGTGCTCGGCGGCGTGTCGCGCGCACCGCGATCCGTTCGTTGCTGGGCTGCTACACCGCACGCAGAGGCCCGCTTGTGAGTGCGCCTCGCGCCAGAGCTTGCCCTTGAGGCGCAGCTTCCCGAGGCATGGCTCGCAGCGCCGACGACCGGGCACACAGGGGCTTCCGCATGGACAGGTCATCGACGCTTCCCTTTCTTCGGCTCGTCGCAGAGCGGGTCCGCGTGAAGCACTCGCTCGGCGGTCTCTGCCCATCGGCGGCACCGCTGGCACCGAACGCCGTCGCGCAGGTCATCGGCGGTCGAGCACGCCGGGGAGCCGGGACATCGACCGCCGTGCAGCTCGTAGAGGCAGAAGTGAGCGCGCTCGAAAACGACAGTGCTCACTTCGCACCGCCCTTCCGCGCCGTCTTCTTCGCCTCGGGCACGCTCACGCGGTGCGCCGGATGCGCCGCGTTCCACCGCGCGCGCACCTCCGGCTGGAACGGCGCGAGCGCGTGTCGATCAGCTCCTGCGATCACGCCGAGGTCGAGCACCGGGCGGTTCACCTTCGCGTAGCGCGCAAGGAGCTTCTCCACGTCGGGCGAGTCGACGGAGGGCGTCCAGAGCATCACCAGCGGGGCGTTGTCGCCGCTCGACTGCGAGCCCGCGCCGGGCGTCTTCTCCGCGGACCATGCCGCGAGGCCCTTGCGCGCGCCGAGGCTGTCGGCGCCCGCGTCGTGGACGATGAGGGCGCGAATCGGATGCGACTCGCGAGCGCTCGCAGCGGCGTCGTCGCGCGCGATCATCGCGTCCACGTCGGCGATCGTCTCGCAGCGCGTCGAGGGCTCGACGGGGGCCGCGGGCGCCGTCTTCTTCGCGCGCTTCGCCGGGGGCTCCTCGCCCTCGAAGTGCTTGATCTTCTGCGCGGCGAAGATCGCGCGCAGCGTCGCAGCGTCGCGCTCGCTCACATCTGCGAAGACCCATCCCGCGCGTCCGCCCCACGCGATCTCGTCGGAGTCGACGTCGGGCTGCGCGAGCGTGTCGCGCGTGTCGTTGGGCAGCGCATCCCACACGCCCTCGGCGATCCACACGCGCACCTTCGCCTCTGCCGCGATCGTCGGCAGCTTCGCGCACTCCCAGAGGTCCGCCGCATCGAGCGTGATCTCCGCGCGATCGACCACGACGCATCGCGTCCCGAGGTCGAGCCGCACGATCTCGCCCTCGGCGCCGTGATCCGTCGCGCGCGTGATCTCGCCCACCTCCCACGTCGCGCGGTCGGGCGCGAAGACCAGGTCGCCCACGCGCATGATGCGGAACCCGGGCGCCATCGGATCCACCGCGAGCGGCGGCACCGCAGGCAGCTCGGGACGCGGCGCGAGCTCGTCGAGCGTCCGCTGCTCTCGCCCTGGCAGCGCGGGCGCGTACACCGCGGCGAGCGCCGAGACCGTGAGCAGCGGACGCCCGCGGCTGTCTCGGACGACGATCGTCCGCGTGCCAGACCCGGGCGCCGCCACCACGTCGCACGCGTGCGGGTGCTCCGGGAGCGCCTTCAGCGCGGTGCGCAGGGCGCGGATGATGTCGCGGTGCGAGAGCATCTCAGCCGCCCCCGATGGGCCGCATGGGCATGATCACCGCGCGGTCGGTGTCGGGCACCGGGGCGCCGTCCGCACCAATGATCGACGGCACCACCATGAGCGGATCGAGCTCGCCCGTCAGCCGGATCTCCACCGACTCGCACGAGAGCGCCGAGAGCGACTGCGCGAGCTGCTGACCGGGCACCTCGATGATCGCAGGGAGGTCGCCGTCGCAGAGCGCGTCGACGGCGTCGGTCACGAGCGCTTCGGCCTCGCCGCGCGTCTCGATCGCGAGCGAGGTCTCCGTCGGACGGAGCCGCACGCCGGACTCTCCGCCGCCGATCGCGCACGCGCGCACCGCATCGATGAGCGGCTGGCGCGCGACCGTGATGGTCCCGGCCCACGACTGCGGCACCACCTGCTCATACGAAGGATAGGCCGCGTCGACGGACTTCGTCGTCCACTCGCTCCCATCGGGGAGCGTGAGCCCGATCGGGTCGGACGCGCGGCCGATCATGAGCGTCGCGTTGCCCTCGGCGTCGAGGTACGCACGCACCCGATCGAGGAACGCGCGCGGCACGATCACGCCGCTGAAGGTCTTGCCGTGCGCGGGGATGGCGCGCTCCGCGATGGCCAGGCGCTTCCCGTCGGTGGCGACGGCGCGAATCATCGTCGGGCGCACGTCGAGGTACGTCCCCGACAGGTGCGGCCGCGCGTCGTCGGCCATCATCGCGTGCGCCACGACCGCGAGCACGTCACGCAGGGTCGCGCAGGGGAGCGTCAGGGGCGCGCCGCGGGATTCCGAGGCCGTGAGGATCGCCGGGAAGTCCTGCGACGACACGCCGCCGATCGCACTGGCGGTGCGGGCGCCCGCGGACTTGAGCGAGACGCGGAGCGAGGTCGGGTCGACGGAGACCGACAGGTCGCCGCGCGGCATCGAGGCGACAATCGTCGCGAAGAAAGCCGCGGGAACACACACGTCGCCGGGCTTGGATGCGACACACGGGCGCGAGCTGCGGTACGAGATGACGAGGTCGGTCGCCGAGGCCGTGAGCGTGTCGGGCGTCCACGCGAGCCGCACGTAGGTGATGATCGGCATGTGGCCGCCCTTCGCGACCGTGCGGGCCGCGTCGACGATCTCGCGCAGGGCGTCGCGGTCGACGGTGAAGTCCACGGCGGCGGAGGGCCTGACGGCGGGCTTGGCGGCGAGCTTGGGAGGCGCGGGAGCCTTCGGAGCCTTCGGAGCCTTGGCGGTTGCGGTTGCCATCACGCCACCGCCTTGCGCGAGCGCTTCGCCGGTGCGGCGGTCGGCGCCGGGGTCGCGGCGGGCTGCGGAAGCGCGGGCTGCGCGGCGGCTTCCAACTGGCGAACCTTGGTGTTCAGCTTCGCCGCCTCGTCGTAGACCTCTTCGAGGCGCTCCTCGACACGCCTGAGCTCATCTTCGGCGCGCCTCTTTTCGATCTCCGCTTCCTCGCGAGCGCTATCGGCGTCTTCGAGGTCGAGAACGAGCTGCGGGTGTTCGTCGGCGCGCTCGAAGGTCTCTTCGATGCTCGCCTGACGACCCGCGGACACGAACGCGTGGCCCTCGATCCCGAGCGCTTTGATCACGGCGGGGATTTCTTCGGCGGTGTCCGCGATGCCGAGCACCCGCATGGGCGCGTGTCGGAAGTCTTCGATGGTGTACATGGTCCGGCGTCTCCTATGTCTCTCGTGTGCGTGTCTCTTGAGCAGCCGCTCACGTGGCGGCGTCGGTCTTCTTCGTGCGAGCGCGCTTCGGGGCGGCGGTGCGGACCGGCGCGGCCTCGGCGGGCTCTGCGGCTGGCTCCGAGCTCGGCGCCGTCATTGCTGCATCGAGGTCGAAGAGCGTCCGCACGTCGCGCTTCCGATCGAGCGCGAGCAGGTAGCGAACGCTCTCGTCGAAGTACACCGGAGAGAGCTCGGTGCCGTACCCGCGGCGCCCGTGCTTGACGGCCTGGTGCGCGACGGTGCCGAGCCCTGAGAACGGGTCCGCTACCTCTTCACCGGGCATCGAGAACCGCATGATGAGGCGGTCCGCGATATCGAACTGCATCGGACAGAGGTGTTGCACGCGGTCCTGCGCGGCTTGCAGCGTGTTGAGCGTGCGCATCCGCGCGACGTCGGCCCATGCGTCTTCCGAGTGCGACTGCGGCTGGAGCAGCATGAAGCCCGGCGGGAGCATCCCCTTCGCAGCGAGCGCATCGCAGAGCGCGACGTGCGCCTCGTAGTCGTAGACGCTCTCCTGAGACCAGCGCCTGAACATCTGGAACACCTGCGCGGCGTCGAGGCCGTCGAAGTCCGCAGGCGTCAGGAGTCGGTTGCCCGAAGATCGCCAGAATGCGTGCGCGTCGGTCTGCCAGCGGCCCCGCGTGTAGGCGTCTTTCGACTTCACCACCGGCTCATCCGCCGAGGCGCTCTCATTCGACGTCGGCGGCTTCCTGAAGAGGAGCACGTATTCAGGCATCCCCACGCCCTGCTTCGTGCCGTCTTTGCATTGCTCCGTCCATCCGAGTCGGTAGGTCTGCGCGTTCTCGCGCACGACGTCGGTGACGACGGTGATCATGCCCATGTAGGCGAATCCGTGCCGCGTGTAGTGCTCGACAGCGTCGCAGTGGAAGGGATAGACGGTCTGGAATCCGAGGCCCGTCATGCCGCCCGGCACGATGCGGTCTTTGACGTGAATCGCCGCGACGCGACCCGGCTTGAGCGCGCGAAAGAGCGAGGGCGTGAGGTAGCCCATGTGCTCCCAGAAGTGCGCGTTCGTGTCGGAGTGCCCGAGGTCTCGGTACGAGTCCGAATACTTGTACTGAGTCGAGAACGGGATACTCGTGACAATCAGCCCGACGCTGCTCTCAGGCTTCGCGCGCCACTCGTCGATCGCGTCGTTGTTGACCAGCGTCCAACCGTCACCAGAGCGCTCGCGACGCTCGCAGGTCAGCTTGTCTTGCAGCACCGACATGGAACCCGTGCGGGCGAGTCCGTACTCGCGCACGATCGCCGTCATCTGCTCGACGAGCGTGCGGTGCACACCCCACTTCTCTTCGAGCACGCGGCGGATCTCGCGCTGCGCCTCGGTGTAGATGATGTCGATGACGACCGCGCCGGTCTGGAGGAATCGGTAGACGCGGTGCACCGCCTGGATGAAGTCGTTGAACTTGTAGCCGACTCCGAGGAAGATCACGCGGCGGCAGTGGCGTTGGAAGTTGCAGCCGCTCCCGAGCATCACGGGCTTGGCCGCGAGGAGCCGAATGCGACCATCGGAGAAGCGCACAATGATGTCCTCGCGCGCGTCGATGTCCTGCGAGCCATAGACGCTCTGCACCTCGGGAAGCGCGCGCTCGATCGCCTCGCGCTCCGCCTCGAGGTCGTGCCACAGCACGAAGTGCTCCTCGGGCTCCGCGGCGACGATCTCAGCCAGCTTCGCGACGCGATCCGAGAGGCTCATCCGGGCCTCGCGCGCGGCGTCCGAGACACCCGCGGCGGCGTCGGCGAACATCTTCATCTGCGAGCTCTTCGAGCCGATCGCGGGCTTCTCGGCGCCAGCGCGCGCGAGATGATCGGTCGGCAGCTCGTGCCAGCGGACTTCGAGCGGAGGAAGCACGTAGCCCGCGTCGTCGTACTCCGGGAGGATGTCCGAAGGCTTCGTCACGAACACGGCCCACGAGCTGACCCAGAGCCAGAACTCTCGCTCCTTGTGAGGATGGATCGTGAGCGCGTCGGCGTGCTCGGAGTCGCGCTCGAAGAACCTGGTCTTCGCGGTCGAGACGTCCATCACATCGAGGAAGGCGCTGTAGGCGAGAAGCTCGATGAACTCGTTAGGGCTCGGCGTGGCCGTCGCGACGAAGCGATAGCGCACCGACTCGCCCTTGATGCGCATCGCCATGTCTCGCCGGTCGTCACCGGCGAAGAGCGCCATGAACTCTCGGAACGTCTTCGTCCCGCCGAAGCCGCGCAGACACGAGGCCTCGTCGAGCGAAGCGCCGTGGAACGCGCGCGGGTCGAGCTTGCCGTCGCGCACGGGCTCGTAGTTCGTCAGGTAGATGCCGGTCTCGTCGGCCTCTTCGATGCGACGGATGAAGCGCACCGTGACGCCCATCGCCTCGCCGTCTCGGATGAACTCTTGCCGCACGCCGAGGGGCGCCACGATGAGGAATCGTCCGCCCGTGTGCGCACAGACCTGACGCGCGAGCTCGATCTGCATACGCGTCTTGCCGAGTCCGAAGGCCGCGAAGATCGCCGCGCGTCCCTTTCGGATCGCCCATGCGACGATGTCGCGCTGGAACGGAAAGAGGCTCTCCGAGAGCGGAAGCGGCGGCTCGAATCCCGCGTCGGGCGCTTCGGCTTTCTTGGCGTGAATGAAGGTCTCGTAGTCCATGATCTCTCCCGCGTGCTCTCTCGTGTCCCCTGTGATTCCGGCGCTGGTGAAGCTCCTCGGACGCTCGCCCGAGGCGCCTCACGAGGGCCGGAGCCCTCTCGATGCGTGTGAGGTCAGGTCAGAACGGAATGTCGTCGTCCGCGCCGAACTCCTGCGAGCCGCTCGGCGGGAGCCTCGGCGGCGGCTGACGCTGCGAGGACGCCTGACGCGCCGGGGGAGCCGCGGTCCTCGGCGCGGCGTTCGCGTTCGCAGCACGCTGCGCGGGCGACTGCTGCGACTGCTGACCCGTGCGAGCTGCGGCGGGCTGCGTCGTCGCCGGGCGCGAGCCCGAGGACTGCGCGCGCGCCGCCAGCGCACGAGACCTGGCGTTGAGCTTCGCGAGGAACCCGTTGAGCTCGGTCGCGGCGGGCGGCGCGAACGTGCGCAGCTCGCGCGGGGCGCGGGGCGCGTTGATGAACTGCACCTTCGAGTAGCCCCTCTCGTTGATCGTGGTCACGAGCGAGACCTCGCCCGCGTCGAGACCATCGAGCTCGGCGGTCAGGTCGCCGCTGAGTCCCATTGCGCGAAGGGCCTCCATGCTGCGACTGAGCGCGGTGCGTCCCTTCGCGTCAGGCTTCGACTCGTCGAGGTAGAGCGTGCCGTCGATCTGCCAGCCGGGGCGCCCGTCAGAGAGCGCGAACATGATCTTGATGCAGGGGTTGCCGTCGCGGTCCGTGTCCCATGCCCACGAGACCGCGCGAGCGGTGTACGTGCCGGGCGGGAGCGTCTCGTGCGAAGCGGGGGTGGTCTCGTCGTAGTGCGTTTCCATGAGCATTCTCCGGTGTCGTGTGCGGTGAATCAGGCGTTGTCGGTGGCGGGAGTGCTCGCGGGCGTGTGCTCCGCGATGCGCGTGAAGATCGTGTTGAGGATCATCGAGAGGCGCGCGGGGTCGCCCGCGGCATCGACGTGCGCGCGGGCCTTCTGCGCGATCTCCGGGGCGAGCGCGTCGAGGCGCGAGAGGGCTTCGTTCGCCTCGGCGTGGAGCTTCGCCATGAGCTCACCGGCGCCGCGCTGGGTGCCCGCGAAGAACTCATCCCACGAGAGCGGCATCTCGGGCGGCAGACCGTGCCGCGACTTCGCGTCGAAGGCCGCGCGTCGCTCCGTGTAGAGCACGCGCTCCGAGCCGTATCCGCGGCCTCGCGTGCCCTTCGGGTCGACCTTGCTGGAGTGCGTGCGGAAGCTGCCGTAGCAGAGTTCGTCGCACCACTCCGTCAGGATCCCCGCTGCGCCCTTGTGGAGCTTGAGCGCGAAGCGATCATAGTCGTCGCCCTCGGGGTTCTTGTAGGTCGCGACGATACTGTGCGCGATGACGACGATGTGCATCCGCTTCGCGCGTCGAAGTCCCTCGATCGCCGCGAGGAGCTTGCGCCACTCCTCGAGCGCAGCGACGTACCCCTTGCCGAAGCCGAACGCCTCGATATCGGGCTTGCGTGCGCTCTGGCAGACGTGCGCCCAGCAGAGCGGCTCCATCCAGTCCGCCGAGTCGATCACCAGCGTGCCGAAGTCGTGCGCCTCCGTGGCGAGCGTGCGAATCGCGTCGAGCGCATCGCCCCAGGTCTCAGGCTGCGGGAAGCGGGCGACGTCGAGGAGCGCGGAGCCATCCTCGGCGCCGAGGAAGATCGGCTTCGGGGCCTGCGCGCCGAAGGTGCTCTTTCCGACGCCGCCGGGGCCGTAGATGACCACGCGGAGCGGCTGCGGGCTAACGCCGCGCGTGACAGCGGCGAGGGTCATGCGGGGTGTGCGCGGGGCGGAGGGTGCGTTCGTGCGTTGTCCGTTGGACGGGTTGGGCGTGTGCGTTGTGTTCGGTGCGGTCATGGTCGTTCTCCGGTGTGCGGTCAGGTCGTGTGCGTTGTGCGTTCAGGTCTGCGGTGAAAGCTCGGGATGCACCGTCGGGAGCCGCCGGAAGCGCGTCTCATCGCGCGCGCTCGCCGTCCCCTCGCAGATGTCGAGGAAATCGCAGCGATGCCCCGTGCCGAAACACGACGCGGGCGACTGCGGCACGGCGCGCACGTCTCTAGCGACGCGAGCGGCGCGGCGCGTCTCTTCAATCGACCTCACGGCGTGCCAGAGCGCCCACTGGTGAGCCTCGCGCTCGGCGTCGCTGCGGACGATCTCGGCGTGCACGAGATATCGGTCCCGATCGGCCGCGATGGTGTCGATCAGCCGCTTCTCGTACTCGACGGCGGTTTCATCCGAGAGGCGAGTCCCGGCGTACAGCGCGCCGTCTTTCTTCGTGCGGCGCTTCTCTTCTGGCGTCGCGAGAAGCGGCTTGATCGACGGCTTGCAGAGCACGTCATAGACGCACACGTCCGCCTCGTATCCGAGCGCGCGCACGCCCTCGAAGTACGTCGAGACCTGCGGGTCGAGCGTGAGCTTGCGTCGATAGTCCGACCCGACCGCAGCGTCGCCCGATCGGGTCTTGTGCTCGATGATGGCGACGCGCCCATCGTTCAGCCGCACGAGCGCGTCGAGCTTCCCCGCGATGCGCCAGGTCGCCGACGGTGCTCCCGTCACGGGATGCGTGAGCGGCGCCTCGAAGGGCAGCTCCACGCCGATGACCTCGACGGTCGCCGCCCACTCCGACCACGCGGCGTCATAGCCCGTGACGAGGGCGCGAATCATCGCGAGCGTGAAGGGATCGTCGAATGGGAACGCGTCCTCGGCGGACCGGAACGCAGACGGGAGCGCGTACTGCGGCGCGCCTTCCTTGTGAGCGACCCACCACGCCTCGAGGCCCGCGTGCACGGCCGTCCCGAGGGCGCGCGCGCCGGTCTCAGGAGCCGTCGGCGTGAGGCCGACCTCGTAGCGGTAGTGATGCGCGCGCGGGCACGACTGATAAAGCCGCAGGCGCGAGCTGGTGAGCAGGTGAACCGCGCGAGCCGAGCTGCATCCATCGCCCGAGACGGCGCCGGTTGTCGCGTGAGGGGGGGACACGCGCGACAGGCCCTGCATGTGGTTTCCGGCGCCCTCTCGGGCGATGGTGTTCTCGTGGTTCACAGCGTCTCTCCAGACACATCCGCAGGTGCCATCGCCGGGTCCGTCGTGATCTCAACAGAGACCGCGACGCCCTGGCCGCCCATGCGCGCGTCACCCTCGGCGGCGTCTGCTACAGAGCGCGCGTACTCGCGAGCCTCCATCGCGTGACCAACACGCACGGAGCGGCGCGCGATGCAGCGAAGACGGATGTGCGTCTCGGTATCCCTCACAGCGCCCTGCCGATCATCGGAACCCACACGAGGCGGCCGTCGACGACACGACCGACTGCGGCAGGGCCACCGTACGCGTCCATCATCCAGTGATCGTCGACGCCGTCAGCGTCGGCCGCGTGCGTCTCACGGAGAGCGTCCGCGCGACGGTCGAGCTCGGCGGCGAGCTCGGGATCGGCCCACGGGTCGGTGCCGTCGTCGAAGTCGATCAGGCCGTCCGCGTGGAGCGCGTCGATGGTGAGCGCGCCCGTGATCGGAGCGCCCGGCAGAAGTCGGAGCGTCACAG